AACCAAAGTTCCCCCTTACCCCCTCCTTCCGTTTTAGTGATTAATTGTAACTACTAAAAACGCGGCGTAGGTGGCGACAGTTTATCTACTCAGAGAACCGTAGGTTCCCTGATTTTAAAATAACTCACAAATATATATATATAATGTCTACAGACGAGAAGAAAATACCCTTCTGGGGATATAATCCAAATGTAATATTGCAAACCGACTATATATTTGAGTTTTTTCCAGTTGAGACCATGACGTACGAGCAAAAGCTTAATGCCATTTCGCGTGGAGTAGTGCTATTGGGTATAATTGGATTTTTACTGACTCGCAACATTCGTGTGTTAATCGTATCCGTTTTAACTTTGACGTCTATATTTCTTTTTAATTTACATACAGAACGCGAGAACGAAAAGAAAAAGAAGGTAATTGAGGAGAAGTTTGAGAACCCAGCTGACGCCGTATTAAAAAGCGCATCAGTTTTGAGAGATGTGAACGTATTTGAACCACCAGATTCGTCAAATCCATTCGGTAATGCGCTCGTGACTGACTATGAATACAATCCAAATAAGAAACCGGCCCCGCCCGCATTCAATTCGGGCATTAGCGAACAGATATTGGATAAAGCGAAAACACTAGTTAAGGAATTGAATCCAGATCAGCCCGACATTTCCGATAAACTATTTAAGGATTTAGGAGAACAATACGTTTTCGAACAATCGCTTCGCCAGTTTACGTCAAATCCATCCACGACGGTTGTTAACGACCAGACTGGTTTTGCCGACTTTTGTTATGGATCTATGACGTCGTGCAAAGATGGTAATCTGTTCTCTTGCGCGAGAAATCTACCACGTCATACGAATTATTAAACCGATGAAGATTTCAAATGGGACGCTTTCTTGAACGCATAGCGTTCATATGCGACTTTGTCGCAAGCGTCCGTTTGGAAACTTATCGGTCACAATCCTTAAGAAAAAAACAGAACTTCATTCCGTTTTTTCTTAAGGATTTAACATTATTTTTTATCTGTATACATTATAATATAAAATATGACATCAACTGTATTTAATTTAATGGACCGTCTGGGATTTGATAGTTCCCGTCGTAATGAATCCAACACCAAGTATGCAACTTATATGCTTAATAATCAATTCGGTGCATCCAAGTCTGACGACCATGTGAAGTTCGCCACATTGGCTCCCACGATTAATTTTAGGGGAACTGTTGGTGGGCTTCCCGGGTCGGCGGTCGATTATGATTCGCTCCTTCTCATTAAGACGGAGCAACAGCGTGCTTTTGAGAAGTTGCAATTGATACAGCGCCCGTTTGCCACTGTGCCGTATTTAGGAAGGGGTGCCAGCGATCCTGTGTTGGAGTCTCGTCTTCAACAGGGTGAGATGGCTACCGATAAGAAGAGTGTTTCCACGGTAATGGATAAGCCTTACACAATTCACAAGGATTTTCCCATGGTGTCGAGCTTGAAGGAGCGTATTGCAGATGCGGCGTTTTCGGTGGAAGAGGCCGCGTTATCTGGGTGGGTGCGTGGCGGACAATCTTCGAGAGAGGAAGTCGCATTTCAATCCTCGAAGAATTAAAACGTTCAGTTTTTTTCTTCGGGATTGTGACCGATAAGTTTCCAAACGGACGCCTACGGCGTCTCATTTGAAATATTACTCGGTTTAGTAAGAAATAAATTTATTCGTATAATATAGATATATTATATGAGCGAAGCGGATTTACCCAATCAATTGATTGAAATTGCAAACAACATAATAGAGATAAAAGGTAAGAAACCCGAAAAATTTAATGAGCTTGTATCCGAGTATCATGGAATATTAGTTGAGATAGGTGCGCCACTCGGAATAACAGTAGAGGCAAAGGTGGTTGACGTAGCGTCCATACGAGATTTAACGAACCAGATCGTAGCCAAACTTAAGTCAGATGGTGCTGTAAAACAGAAATTAAGTGAAGAAAAATTAACAAAGTTACGTGTTTTTTTTGAAAATTATGAGGCGGCTTTAAAGTCCGCAGAATCTGGATTGCCAAAATCAGGTGAAAATAATTGTTTTATGAACGCTACGTTGCAGATGTTTTATCACATACCTGAAGTTAAGGATGCGGTACTTAATTTGAATCCTGTTGTAGACAATCAAAAAGAGATTAAATCCGCATTTGAGATGTTAAATGGTGGTAAATCTCAAGGCGAACTTAGTTGTAGCCTTGAAAAAGGCCAACAACATGACGCTCAAGAATATATATCTACAGATTTTGCACCAGCAGTTTTAGATATTTCAGGTTTGAAATCCATATTCTACACTCAATTAAAAACCGAAGGTAACGTAAATGAGGGTGAAGATCAAGTACTTTTGGGCGTTTCATTATCACAAGCAGATGGCTCACAGTTATTCGGGCAGGTTAATTTGAGCGATTTGATACGTAGTAGTCAAGTTGAATCTATAGCAGAAGGAACGAATGTTAAAAAATATACATATATTCCAAACGCTAATAAATATTTACTAGTACATTTGCTTCGATTTAAAAATGATTTAACAAAAATATCCGACGAATTGACTGTATACCCGAATGAGATGATCACCTTAAACGAAAATCCAAAAGCTGATAACAAGTTAGAATATAAATATAAATTACGTGGCTTGATAGAGCATATAGGAAAACATTTGAAGGGCGGGCATTACGTATATCACTGGCTCAACGATGATAAAAGTTGGTATACATTTGATGATAGCGAAGCTAAGCCGTGGAGCGAAAGTACACAAAACACAGAAAAAAAAACATTACCGCCGCTAGGTAACGGATATATATATTTATATGAACGGGTTGGCAATAAGGATTCGTCACTAGATGTGAAAGAAGAAGAAAAAAAAGATGATACCTATAACCGAACCAATTCTGTTCCGAGTCAGTTAGATCAGACGTCGAATGCCATAACAAATGTAAAAGTGCTGGTTAGACGTCCATACAACAATGACCGGAAACATGACATTTTACCTTATAACGCTTTTGTAACATTAGATGACCCGGGGGATAACAAAATATATAATAACCCTTGGTCTAAATTTGTAGAAAAAACATCCGAATATAAACCATTCTGGTTTTCAAAAAATGACTCACTTAAGGCGGTTGACGATAAGTCAACAACTTGGTTTGACGATCAAGAAAACAACATGAAATCATACGAAGTTGTTGACTACGAGTTTATACAAAAAGATGCAAAAGGTGGCCGTCGTAGAACTCGTAAGAATAAGCGCAGAATAACCAAACGCAAAGTCAATAAAAACAAAAATAAGGGTAAAACAAAGAAACATTAAAACAAATATAAACATATGATCGTATCTTAAACAATCATATGTACGACCATAGTTTGGAAATTAAATACACAGACGACGCTGAATATCGCAACTGCATACGCCGAGTATTTGGTACAGAAAACTCCGACGACGAGATGCTATATGACGACAAAACTGTGAGTACCGGACTTGATTATATTTATGAGAAGACGAAATCGGTCCCAGTCTTTTGTGATTTATATACGATCGGTGCAGCCAAGATGATATCCACGGACCTAGAAATCGGAATGGCAATCGTTTTCTCATATGATTACTTCGAGTTGTTTCATTTATGTTTAGTCGATTTCCTGAAGGATGGCGTATTAGAGAGTGAGAGCGAGAATTATAAAAATCTTCATAAGAAAATCTCTTAATATATAAATGGCATCTACACGCGATAAAAATGCTCCCGGAAATTATAAAATGGAACAGGCAGGTAATACGACCAGAATTAACTACAAAGTTCACGAATTTAGTCGTCCGTTGAATTCTTACCACCCTGGAGATGGGCTACTTGCTGCGAAAACGTCTCGAATGGAATTGGCGGAAAATGCATGCGACATTGAATCGCAATTATTTGGTATTGGATCCAGTGATTTAGTAAACTCGCGACCCGTCATTCAACCCGTTTTTAAATCGATGAAGAGTTTGAATATGTATGATCGCCCTACATTAATTATGCCGGAGCCGATGTCAGTGAGCTCAATAAACCGCCCTCTATTTTTAAACTAATCGATTTTCTGTTTTTTATCGAATATCGATGCGCTAGCTTACCTGGGCGGTTCTTAAATGTGGTGTTATGGATTTGTGGTTTTGATTCAATCTCTAATTCAGATTCTGATTCAATCTCTAATTCAGATTCTGATTCAATCTCTAATTCAGATTCTGATTCAACCTCTAATTCATTTTCAGATTCTGATTCAACCTCTAATTCAGATTCGGACTCAACTTCTAATTCAGGTCCAGGTTCTGGCACAAGTGAGCGCAATACCGAATGCAGATTATGGTTATCTAAAGGACCTATTGACGGTAACTCATCACATCGTTCAAAGAATATCTTAGCATATTTGGTAACTGGTTCGTATTTACCTCCAGGAAGAACTTCCATAGGTATACGAATACACGCGTTGATATATTTCTTTGACATTTCTAACATTTAAAATCATATATCTTTATATAATTTTACACCGACGAAGATTTCAAATGAGACGCCGTAGGCGTACGTTTGGAAACTTATCGGTCAGAACCTGTTACGAATCTTTTTTACACCCTAAGACATTCAAATTTCCTAACAAGATCTGGAGAACAACGCCCAACTCGGTTTTGTGAACGGTATTATATTTCAAAATCGCACCCGTTACATTAGATAAATAATATCTGATGTAATACATTATTATTCTAGATAGTTTGAATAAACTTGCTTATACAATCATAATCATGTGGATTTTGTACTTTACATATCTCAATCACATTCTGCGTGGAACTAATCGAGCCTCCACCAAGTACCGCAAAACCAGATATGTGAGTATTACTCATATATATTGAATATTTATCAAGACTTGGTTTTGTTATCTCTATAATATGTGCTTTATTTATTACTCTGGATGTCAAACGCACAAATTGTAGCATTTCTATGATTACAATGGTTACGAATCTTTATATATTTTATGCCTTTTAATAAAAGTATTTGTAAAAAATCGTCCCATTTTAAATCTTCAACGGTGTAACACACGCACATATAACCAAGGTTCTCCGCACCTCTCCTTTTATAAAACTAATCTATTTTTCCAAACAAACGTTCATACTTGTTTATTTTATTTTCTAATTGTCTTATTTTTTCTGTATGAGAATAATAATATGACCTATATGGTTGTTTATCTGCTCGTTCACCCGCGCGTCCTAAACACATTCCTAGACATAGTCCAGCAAAATAAGGCAATATCATATATAATATGTGATATATGTTAATTTTTATATTTTTTATAAATCAAACTTTTACAAAATGAGCGTTTTCAATGTGCGAATCTGACGTATATTCTTATGTAGGATTTGGCTCCACCTTTCCCAAAGGTGGACTAGCTAAATTTCACAATGATCTTGACCGTTTCCTTCTTGATGCACTTACAAGCTGATACAGACAATTCTTCGCGCTTCTTCCTCGTTTTTCCACCATCCGGTCCATTCTCTTTACGCTTAGATGTGCTGTTACGCGAGTTCATGTCGTTCTCGATCGCCTCATAATTTTCTTCGATAAACTCGATGATTTTGTTCTCAATGGTCCACTTGAAAAAATTCAGTTGTCCGATTGTGGTTTCCATACATTTTGTCTCATCATACGGGATCTTAATGCGTTCCCACCGGCAAAAAGGGTCAAAACGTTTCTTACTATATGCCTTTAGTTTGAGCTTGTAGTCATTATATACCTTGAATCTCCTCGGATCTCCATAACTATCCTTGAGTTCATATACCGTGAAATTCTTCTTTGCGAAATTTGTAACAAACCAGTCCACAATACGGAGAGAAATCTTAGATTCCCCATTAATAATTGAAATTGTCTGCTTCAAACGTTCTCGATCCTCGTAAAACGTCATCAAATTTTGAAGGAGTAATTCATTTTGGGTATTACACTTGGTTGCCATTATTGTTTGGTAGTGTATTTGTGTTTTTATATGAATTTACAGATGTTATATTTTTTATTGGACGATTTGTAATTTACTACCAATTGTCTTGAAATAATGACCGTTATATAGTATGTTTTTATCGAGTGCCTTAGCTAAGGTCTTATCGCTCATTCTCAAAGTTCGTATACAGTCGTATTTACAAGCAAAACTACGGACAAGATGGTTTTCTGAGTCATATTTTCCGACACCATCTTTATACAGAAGTGGTTCTCCATGTTTGAGTACAAAAGCTTGTTTCAACTCATCGCTACAACTATCATATAACAAATAATAGTTGCCTCTTGATATCTTGAACTGTTTTACCGGTGTGTCTAATGAACCGGATGACTCGTATCCATTCGCAATACTTGCGGTTTTACGGTCTAAATAAACATTGAGAATTTCTGTTTTATCTTGGTTCAGTTTTGCAATATATCCTGGGTTCTTCTCTGTTGTTGGTTTGGTAATTTCGATCGTGGTTAATGTATTGGCGTCCAATTCTCGGTCAACCAATAGCCACCGGAATCCTTCATATATTGTGTTTTCAGCGACCGCTTTGTTTATGCTAGGTCGTTTAATATTCGGGTTCTCATTCATACACTCGGACACAGTTTCGTACACTTTTATTAGTTGCATTGTTTCGGGATTAATTTTTTGTAATCTTGGTCCCAGCGTAACAAGTGGCGTATTGAAACTGGTGGTTGTTTTCGTAGGCGGTTTTTGTGAAATGCTTTGTTCGGATATGAAACGTTCTAGTCCAGTTACTTTTTCCAGAATCGTCTTATTAATTGCGAGTAATTCGGCGATAAATACACTGACATTCGTACCATTTAGATCTGTCAATAACTGTAACTTCTCGTTTTCTAGTTTGAGTTGTTCTATGCTATTCCCATCAAAATATTTACTGTTGTTTTTTACAATATTCGTAATCATTGCATATGTCAAATTTCTTCCGATACGAAATAGCTCACGTTCGTTAATATGTCCTTCTAAATTTGTCACTTGATTTGGTTTAATCTGTTCGTGATTATGTAAAAAACTCTCAAAATCCTTGCTTCGGTTTACTGCAAAACAATCCAGTAATGTCGATTCTTCGTATTTGGATTTGTGTTCGGCGAACCGGTCCGTTATTCCACGGCGACTTTCGCCGATCTTTACTATATATTCTCCGTTTTCGTATGTCTTTATTTTCACAATGTATACAATTGAAATATCCTTATTGTATTCTTGCAATAGAACTCTTTGACGTTCTTGAGCTTTTTCTTGGAGTAATTTTGCGTATGCTTCTTTGTTACGATTTTCTATATCAAGTATTTGGTTTCCCTTATGTTCCAATTGTTTTTTTAGTTCGTCTGATTCTTCTTGAATGGCCTGGTGTAACAATTCTTCGAGTTTTATAAAATATTCATGTATTTCGTCGGCTTTTTTCGTCCCCGCTTTTATGCAAAAAAGTTTGAACGTTTTAATATTTAACATTATCGTCTCCTTGTTATGCCCTCCTCGGCCGTCATTCGTTTGCTCATCCAATTGGTAAAGCAAAACTTTATAGTCTATGTCTAAGGTGAAATGTTTTTCTAACATCTTTTTTGCTGCCGATTTTTGACTGAATCCAAGCCATTTCCAAAGGTTGTCTAAATCAATTACGAAATCTGTGGTCTGATTATAGTTTAAATAACAATAAAACGAGGTTACAAACATATGTTGTTGCGAATCTGTGAAGTGGTCTTTAATCCGTTGTAACAATCGATTGTTGTACGAACCGGATAACTTGGTAATCGTGGTTTTCTCAATCAAGTGAACTACGTTGAGTGACTGCATCTGTATTATACTATCTATCCCCGTGTTTCTTTATATTGTTTTTGCTTCAAACAAACAAAAGCAATATGATAATTTTTTAAACACAAAATCTCAACAAAAGACCTTATAAAACATATATATTAATTTTATATGTTTTATTATTTTGTATTTGTAACTGCTTAATTGCTGTAGGCTACGCCTGCCATGCCGCTCATAACACGGAGAACGTTGTAATTGACGGCATAAACACGGACCTTAGCAGTGTTGGTTCCTGAAACAGTAGGGGACGAGAGCACAAGCTGGAGCACAGCGTTGTCAATGCGCGAGAAGTTGCACGTCCCGGAAGGCTGGTGCTCTTCGGGCCTGAGCGCGAAGGAATACACGTTGATACCGGTGTCGGGAGCACGGGTGTGGTGCTGGAAAGGCTGGACGACATCGAAGTAAGATCCCTCACGCTCAGAGAAACGATCCTGTCCGTTGAGCTGGAGCTTGGCAGTGACGACGGGGTTCTCTCCCCAGCAGTGCATGTCAAGGGCAGACTCAGCGAGGACGAAGGTGCCGGCATCAGAGAGACCAGAGGCAACTCCGAGAGCACCGGCCTCAAATCCTCCGAGAGTGGCAGAAGAACCAGTCCACGTGCCAGAGGCAGACGCAGTGAGATCAACACCTCCAGCTTGCTCGAAGAGACCAGCGGAGTTAATGAAGCCGTTAGAGGCGCCAACACTGTCCTGGGAACCGAAGGCATGGATGGCATTGGGAAGAGCATCGATGGAGTCAGTGTAGTTGAAGGGCTGGGCGCCGAGGGTCTTGTAGAGGGTGTTTCCGGCAATCAACGAAGAGCAGTAGTCAACGTTGGCGTCAGGCTGAACGACCCAAATAAGCTCCTTGCACGGGTGGTTGAAGTTGAGCTTGATCTTGTTGGAGGAGGACCCAACGGACTCGTCTCCAGTGAACTGGAGCTGCTCGAAGAGGTACTCGTGGGGGTTCTGGGCCATCTTCCTGCGCTCATCAGTGTCGAGGAAGATGTAGTCAACGTAGAGGGAAGCGGCAACAAGGGACTGCTGGTACGCAGTGGTGACAGTGACGGTTCCGGAGGCGGCGCCAATGTTGTTAACCGCCCACAAGCACTCGCCGATGGGGCGAAGATCGAGGTTGATCTTGACCTCGTGGTACTGGAGGGCAATGAGGGGGAGGGCAAGTCCAGGGTTCCTGCAGAACCAGAACTGGAGGGGAACGTAGAGAGTTGTCTCGGGGAGGGCGTTGCGGGGAGCGCAAACCTGGGTGGGCGCACCAGAGGCAGCGCAGGGTCCAGAAACACTGGCAAAGGCGGGGTCAGTGATGTAGGTGAGCTGAGTGGTGTTTCCAATCATCTTGAAGTATCCACGCTGTTGCTCGGAGGTGAGGGTGACCTGGTTCCAGATGTGCATCCAGTCTCCGTACTGGCGATCGATGCGCTGACCTCCGATCTCAACCTCAACCTGGGCGACAAGCTGCTCGCCGATGAAATCCATCCAGCGGGCATAAACTCCCTGGGCGCCAGTGGAGTTCTTCATCGTCTGATTGATCTCAGGGAGGGTGACCTGGAGGTAGGTGCGGTAAGCAAGATCTCCGTTTCTGGAGATCGTGCAGGTGACACGGCGTCCGAAGTCAGCCTGTCCGGAGAAGGTCTGCTCGATGGACTCCATCGCGAAGTTGGTGTGGCGCCTGTAAGAAACCTTCCAGAAGGTGATCTCGGGGGTACCAGTGAGGAAAACGTCCTGTGCGCCGTAAGCTACGAGTTGCATTAGTGCTCCGCCCATGATTTATATTATAGTATACGTAAAGATAATAATTTGGAGAAATAACTAATTAATTGTAAATTCCTAAAGTTTTATCATCCAACCTCATATTTTTGTCGATGAACTTCTCTAAATAATCCGCCATGAAAACCTCCCTCTTACCTTCGTGTTTTTTTGTAAATATATAATTGTCGTCGCTTTTCTTTACAGACCAACCCGTCTCTATAGCATTCATTATAAAACTCATTTTTTGTAAGGATATTATATCTACACTAACCGTAGTGGATTTTTCCATAAATTATACATACTCAAGTTACTATAATAATCGTATTTTACCTAAACCAGCAATTGTTTTTGTAATTCAATATATATAGAAAATACTCACCTTAATAAATTAATACTCATTCGATGAAAAAATCAGATCCGGCGCAACATACGATTGATAAAAAACACAGTCAGATGTTAGAGGAATTTCATAATAATGAAACCGTCCATATACCGGAACTTATCGCACAAAAACAATCTCTTCGGTTACAGCTACGTTCTCTAAATGCAGACCAAATCGTACAATATATGGAACTGAAAGATAAGATCGAAAAGGTGAACGATCAGATCAAGGGAATGAAATTACAAAAGAAGCGATACTTACTTGAGAATTCGAAACATATATTCAATTATTTTGAAGAAAAAAAACAGATTTCATGCGGAGGTACAAAAAACGTAAATGTTCTAAATAATTTCTTTAAGGTCAAACAGCCAATAGACGATATCCAAGATAAGACGGCGACGTCTAAACAATCCATCGTAAATTATTGGAAAAATGTTGCGAATGAGATCATAAATCCTCAGGATTTCGTACTACCCACGGATATATGTAGTTATTGCTCCAAAGGCGAAATGATTCCTCAGGACGAAGAAGGCGTCATGATATGTAATAGTCGCGATTGTGGTAAGTTCATCAGTTATATAATTGATAGTTCGAAACCCTCAAATAAAGAGGCACCGAATGAGGTTTCATATACCGCGTATATTCGATTGAATCATTTCAAGGAGATCTTATCACAATTTCAAGCAAAAGAGACTACACAGATTCCAGAAGATGTAATTGAGAACATCAAGATTCGCATAAAAAAAGAGCGAATACACAATCTTGCCGAAGAAATAAACTATGATAAGATGCGCGAAATACTACGTAAGCTAGGGTATAACAAATACTTCGAACACATACAATACATTAATTCTATTTTCGGGATTCGTCCACCGATTATGAACGAACATCTACACGAAACGTTATGTGTGCTTTTTATTGAAATACAGAAACCTTGGGCGATTCATTGCCCGGCAAACCGAACCAATTTTTTCAACTACACATATACATTATATCAACTATGTGTTCTCCTAGACCAAACCCAATACTTACCTTATATTCCACTTATGAAGGACCGCGAGAAACAGCTGGAACAGGATCAGATATGGTGCAAAGTATGTAAGGACTTGGACTGGGAATATTATCCTACAGTTTAAACCGCTCAAGATTTCAAATGGGGCGCCGGTGGTAGCCCATCGTCAGTATTTCCAATTACGTCCTCCTCCTTTTCTGTCGGCGGCGGGGGTGGAGCATCTTGTCTACTTGCGATGTCACCAGGCGAGAGGAGATGTCCGTTGAAGACCGTGCCCCATCCACTCTTACCACCGGGTGAGGAGAAGGATGATGATGTAATCAAATTAAATGCACTAAGTGCCTCGGAAAATCCGGTTGCGAGTAGCGAATTATTGTCGATCGTACACTTACACAACTCTTCCAAGTTATCGTATATGCTGAAAATACCATCGAAAATATCATATTCGTCATCTGAATCATCGTCGGTATCGCTGTCCGTATCTACATTTGTATTCTTAAGTACATGCGCCTTCTTCAAACGATAAACGTGCTTGGCGCGTATGTAGCTCGGTAGTAACTGTGGATTATTGATTACAAAATAAGCGGCAGTTGGGTCTGATCTACGCGACATAGACGTCAAACGCGTAATGAACGCGTACATGTCTATATCGGTATCAAAGCGAATTAATGGGAAATTGTTAGTATGCGTCACCAATCCAGGCATATTATAAACGAAGAATTGAAGTGAATGAGTCATCTGACGGTGTTTTTTTTGGGTTAATTTCAAAAGTAAACTATTATAAATCAATTTTATAAGAAATTGATTTATTTGTATTTTGTATTTTTACATACCAACACGGGGGAACCCTACGAGATTTGCACCTATACCGAATCCCGCGCCACCACGAGCAGACGAAGCCATAGACGGGACGAAAACGTCTAGAACGGAGAAAGTGGCAGCGGCGGTGAGCGCGATGATAACAACCTCCTCAACATTGAGCTGCTTCTTGGGGATAGCAAAGGCAGCGATGGCGACCATAATGCCCTCGACGATGTACTTAATAGCACGCTTGAGTAATTCGCTAAAATCAATGCCGGACATAGTTTTATATATTATAGTATAATAAAAAAAATTTGAGTAATTTATATATATGGATTAAAACACTTAAATACACCTGCGGAATAGTGTATATAAGAAATGTCCGGATTTGAACGACACAATCTAGAAAACGGAGATAGTAATCCTAAATATATCGATCTGTGCGACGAGGATCCACCTATCGCGGGACAGAAGTTCGCCTGTTTGTCTTTTGTTTCCCCTGAGAAAATCCTAAAGAAGCGCGAGGTCTACATCTTCGAACAGTTTTTGAAGCAGTGGGAATTCGCTAAATGCATGGAAAAGTCCATGGATTTCTTTAATTTTTTGGCTTACAAGTATCACCTAAAGATCGATGATATTATGGCCGATTTTACCGAGTTCGTAAAGGAGGAGGATGTCAAGATGAAGGCAAGTGGCGTCGATGATGATTACAAGACGTTTATGGAGAAGAATGAGGATAAGTTGAACGAGCAGTTTCAACGCGACCATGCTTTCCAGACATCGGTGCGTGGTATGAAACTACGTGGTGTATTTCCTACGCAGGATGAGGCCGAAATGAAGTGTAAGAAGTTGCGCGAGGTGGATCCGAATCATGATATTTTCGTTGGGCCCGTTGGTATGTGGATTCCTTGGGACCCTGATGCGTACAAGACTGGACGCATCGAGTTCATGGAGGAGGAACTCAATCAGCTTCATCATGAGAAGCTCAAGAACGAGACGAAGGCGAAGGAGGAGTTCGAGCGACGTATCAAGGAGACGAAGCAGAAGGCGAT